CCTTTCGTTCGTTTGATGCCTAACTATCGGTTCCAGCGGACGGCCTTTGGCCGCCGCTGAACCTGGCGTTAGGTCCCAGCCGGCTTAATCAGGCCGCCGCTGCCGCCGCAGTCGTGGCACGGGTCGCCTTCGTTGCCATCCTCGCCAGTGCCGCTGCACGTCCTGCACGGGTACAGCGGGCGCACACCTGCGCGAGTCATCTTCGCGGGCACAACGTACGCGGCGCGGTAGTCGCTTGTCGCTTTGTCGCTTTGCAACCACTCGTCGCTTACGTAAAGCCCGCGGTCGTCCATCCAGTGCGTGGGCCTAACCCCTCGCTCAACCGGACCAATGCCGGCGGGCTGCTTTTGCTCCATGCTCACACTCCTGTAGCGCCGTCATTGGCGCGGTTAGCTCGAACGTTAGGCCCCGCGAATACGGGCCGCGGTCGATCGCGCAGTAGGTGCAGATTCGGGATGTCATCCGCCGACGACCGGGTACACGCCTTCACTAGCCCGGAAAAACGTGTCGCCCTTGCGTTTGGCGCCCTGCCGCACACATGCGGCGAATGCGCGGCGGGCCGCGCGACGGGCAGCTTCGAGGGTACGATGTCCCGAGATAACTCGTGTGTGGTCGCCGTAGTGACCCGGAGCGGGGACGACAAAGTAGTACATGGTCGTTTCTCCTTGTGATGGTCGTTCACGCGGTAGCCCACGAGGGCAGGCCCGGGTGCCGCATGTCGTCAGCGTCGACGCGCAGGGGCATGATTACCCCGAGCGCGTCGCGTCCGAGACCCGAGACCAGGGCGCCGCCGCGCCCGTTGTGGTGGACGACGGGCTTGCTCTTCGTCGACCCGGACAGCAGCGCGTGCACGTCGCCGAACGTCGCCACCAAGGCAGGGTCGAACTGCGCCACTTCAAGCGACGCGGCGGCGGGCATGACCCGGCGCCAGTCGGGATAACGCCCTTCGACGGGCTTCGTTGTCGTGGTCGTGGTGCCCGTGATAGTGATAGCGTCGGGTGCCTTAATCGTCACCCCAGGCCGATCGGGATCCGGGGTCTGTGCGCCGGGGATGATCTCGACGGTAATCGGCAGCGTCGTTCGCCCGACCTTCCCGGGCTTGACGGCTTCGAGAGCCTCGCGCGGGATGATCCATTGCCCGACGGCGCGGTCGCCTTCGATGTTGTCGTCCACGTAGGGCACGGAGAGCAACACGTGACCATTCGTTGCCACCAGGGTGACGTCCTGCGCTCGGACGTCGACCAGTACTCCCTTCAGGTAGTAGCGGATGTCCTGCTTCGGAGCGACGAGCAGCAGGGCCTTGAGGATGTTGTGTTCGATTGTGAGTTTCATTTCCGGTTCTCCTTATGGTGGTGGGTCAAAGGGTAGCGCGATAAGCCAGACCCGAAGAGATGACCCCGTCGCGCTGCAGCCAGTCGATCCAGTCGACGAAGGTGCAACGGACCGTCGCGCAGTGGTGGTTTTGCCGCTTGGACAGAATCCCGGCTTCCCGGGCTTGTTCTGCGAGGTGGGGGTACGCGGCCCAGAATGCGCGGCGCAGGGCGCGTTGGCTGGTGATACGGTTCATTTCCGGGTTCTCCTATCTAGTTGGTTCAAAGACACAGCGCCAGAATAGCGCCAATGACACAGCCGGCGAATAGGGCGAACCCGTAGTCGACCAGGCGCATAGGTACGTTCCACATGGTCAGCCCAGCAGGATGACGAGGGCGATGCTCAGCGGAACTCCCTGCTTGCGCAGGTTCCGCGCTGCCTGCTGGTAGCCGACTTCGGCCGCTTGCTGGCGGGCCTTGCAGACTATCCATCGGCCGGCACTGATGTAGGTTGCGAGGGTTCGCATGTTCACTCCTGATTCAGCAAATGCTGCGCATACCGGTGCGCCAGATCGGGGCACGCGAAGATCCGCGATTCAATGATCGCATCGGATTCCAGGTCAGCAAAAACCACGCGATGCGTGCCCATTTGAGTGCGGGCCACGCCTACGACGAGGGTGGAATGCCGAGGGCACGTCGATTGCCATTCCGGGGAGTCGGACGAGGGGAAGATGCTCATAGTGCGGGGCTCCGGGTACTGTTACGGGCGCGGCCACTGACGGACGAGCGCGCCGTCCGGGCCGTAGAGCTTGACGCTTTGGACACGCTCGCCGTGCTCGCCTACGCCGGGTGCGTGGGCGTATGCCCAGGCGGCGTCTTTGTATGCGTCCATGGCTTCGTCTTCGTCGTCGAAAGTGTCGACGATATCGGGCGCGGCATGCCAATAATGCTGGACAAGTCTGTAGGTCATGGTGTGGGGCTCTCCTGTGGTGGGTGAACACGGGCTAACGGGTTCGCTAGCCCCTGCACACGGCAGGGGATGGGATCAGGCGAAGTCTTCCGGGAACAGCAGGCGCAGAGCTTGCGCGGGGCCGATGTCGCCACGTGTCAGCCGAGCCATACTGCCGACGACGTGGATATCGGAGCTGGCGGTAGTGTGGCGCGCCCCCTGATCAGCGCGCCAGGTTGCCGTGAAGATTTGGTCGGCAAGCCGCTCGCGTTGATAGGCCCTGTAGTCCTTTCTCTCGTGGTGAGGGATCCACCATGGGACCGTGGCGCGGGCGATGCGACGGCAGACTAAGTACAGCATGGTGCGTGCTCCTGCAGTGGTTGACGACGAAGTGATGATAGGTCCGATGGTGTAATGGTGCACTAGTGGAAACCCTTAGGTTCATTGTCGAGTGCGACACTGTGACTGGTGGGGGGTGTTGGATTTCGACTGTCGCAATTGATATTTAAAAAATGACCCCATAGTCAGAAAACTACATGGTCGCAGTCTCCACCATCGCACCATCCCTTGACCCGATGAACCACCACATCCTGTCACGCCGTCACACCGCACACTGTGTCAATGGACATTAGGGTTTCCCCTAATGTGCAATGGGTCAATGGTGGATACGATGACATTGTCGTCAACGAACCAAGGAAAGAGCATGTCGGTCTACCGAGAGATGGGGTATGAAAGCCGCAGGGACTACCTGGAAAGATTGGCCGATGAGTACGGGATTGACCCGACCATCGTTTTCGCACTGGCGTCGATGCTGGGTCCGAACGAGGACTTCGACGGGCTCGTCACGTCGCTTGAAGACGAGTACGCCTGAGACCCTAGGGGCCACGGCCCCCCGCTCCCCCGCTCCCCCGCTCCAGCGGCTGCGCGGGGGGCGGCGGCGGCGGGCGGCAGGGGGTACCCCTCGACCGGGCCGGCCCCGTGTTCAAAAACGTACACCCCACAAAAATTTTCAGCACCCCCGAACCCGTAAGCCATTGAACCAATCTATTCCCTTTTTCCTTCCCTACCCCCTCGTGCTACACTCGTCGCATGGAGCAGAATCCGCCAGTCGCTCAGGCGATCCCTACGTGGCTTGATGCCACCTCGTCGCCTAGTCACAGCGTCACACCGCACATATCGCAGGCCAAAGCGGCCAGGATGACCCGGGAGGGTCAGGAGGCGGTATTCCTCGCCATGTTCGAGCGAGTCCTTGGCGAGATGGTGCGCGGACGTACCCTCAAGAACGTCATCGAGCACGACGTTCGCCAGATTGACTACGAAGCCTTCTTCCGCTGGATCAAACGCAACCCCGCTCGTCATGAACGGTACAAGGAGGCCAAGGAGCTACGCACCGAGTGGTGGGCTGGTCGCCTCGTCGAGATCGCCGATGCCGATGACAGCACCGAGGACGTGGCACGCTCTCGTCTGCGCGTGGACACCCTGAAGTGGCTCATGGGTGCCGACAACCGGAAGACCTACGGAGACACGAAGCAGGTCGAGATCAACCAGTCCATCAGCATCACCGCAGCCCTTGAACAGGCTCGGGCACGGGTGCAGATGATCCAGCCTATCAACTCGACCCACCCCATCGAAGACGTCGTTGACGTGGACACTATGGGGCTGATCGAGCACCGGCAAGAACAGCAGACTGAGGACAACGACTGATGCCAGCGCAGCGCCAACGCTACAGCGCCGAGGAGGAGCAGCTACTCATGTCGCAGATGTGGTCGCCCCACGTCGCCGACGACCCCGAGACGTTCGTGATGTTCACGTTCCCCTGGGGGCAGAAGAACACTCCCCTCGAACACTTCAGCGGACCGCGTACCTGGCAGCGGGAGGTGCTGCGCTCAATCACTCGTCACATCCGCACGAACCGCAGCCCCGGGGCCGTGCTCCAGGCGATGCGTAGCGCCATCGCATCGGGCCGGGGGATCGGGAAGAGCGCACTCGTGTCGTGGCTCATCTTGTGGATGCTGTCGACGCGGATCGGTTCTTCCGTGATCGTCAGTGCCAACAGCGAACCGCAGTTGAGGTCGGTCACCTGGGGCGAACTGACGAAGTGGGCCACGATGGCGATTAACGCGCACTGGTGGGAGCCGTCGGCGACCAAGTTGGTGCCTGCAGCGTGGCTCACTACCCTCGTCGAGCGGGACTTGAGCAAGGGCACGCGCTACTGGGGTGCTGAGGGGAAACTGTGGAGCGAGGAGAACCCGGACGCGTATGCGGGTGTCCACAATCACGACGGCATGATGGTGATTTTCGACGAGGCCAGCGGCATCCCGGACACCATCTGGTCCGTGGCTGCGGGTTTCTTCACCGAGCCCATCGTTGACAGGTACTGGCTCGCGTTCAGCAACCCTCGCCGACCCAGCGGGTACTTCTACGAGTGCTTCACGTCGAGGCGGGACTTCTGGCAGACGCGGCAGATCGACTCTCGCACGGTCGAGGGCACCGACAAGGCGGTGTACGACCAGATCATCGCGGAGCACGGTGAGGACAGCCGGGAGGCGCGCATCGAGGTGTACGGTCAGTTCCCCAGCACCGGGGACGACCAGTTCATCGACCTGCAGCGGGTCGAGGAGGCGATGAAGCGCGAGGCTGTGCCCGACCCCAGTGCGCCCGTCGTCATCGGCGTGGACCCGGCGCGCAGCGGGGCGGACAGCACGGTGATCGCGGTGCGGCAGGGGCGGACGATCCTGACGCTGCGGCGGTACAAGGGCGAGGACACCATGACTGTCGTCGGGCACGTCATTCGCACCATCGAGGAGTTCCGCCCGACGTTGACGGTGGTGGACGAGGGTGGCCTGGGCGCCGGGGTACTTGACAGGCTCAAGGAGCAGCGGTACAAGGTGCGCGGGGTCAACTTCGGATGGAAGTCGAGCAGGCCGGCGATGTACGGCAACAAGCGTGCTGAAATCTGGGGTGCGCTCAAGGAGTGGCTGTCCACAGCGTCGATCCCCAACGACAAGCACCTGCGCGACGACCTCACGGGGCCACGGGTCAAGCCAAACAGCGCCGGGGCCATCTTCCTGGAGTCGAAGAAGGAGATGAAAGCCCGAGGACTCGCCTCTCCCGACGCTGCCGATGCCATCGCCGTCACCTTCGCGTTCCCCATCGGCACCGACGACCCGGTGCTCAACCAGCGAGGCGCATCGCACTCGCGCATCGTAGTTCCAACGGTAAACTACTGGAACGCGACACAGAGAGCATGACATGGCACGCCCCTCGAACGAACAGCGCATGAACGACATCCACCAGGAGGCCATGGCGGAGTTCGACAAGATCCAGACTGCGCTGGGCGACGAGCGTCTGCAGTGTCTGCAGGACCGCCGGTTCTACTCCATCGCGGGTGCGCAGTGGGAAGGCCCACTGTTCCAGCAGTACAAGAACAAGCCTCGACTGGAGGTCAACAAGATCGCGCTGGCCGTGCAGCGGATCTTCAGCGAGTACCGGAACAACCGCATCACCGTCAACTTCATCTCGAAGGACGGGTCGAAGAACCGGAACCTCGCGGACATCTGCGACAAGCTCTACCGCGCCGACGAGCAGGACTCGTGCGCCGAGGAGGCGTATGACAACGCCTTCGAGGAGGGCGTGGCCGGCGGGTTCGGGGCGTGGCGTCTGCGGGCCGAGTACGAGGACGAGGAAGACCCGGACAACGAGTACCAGCGTATCAGGATCGAGCCGATCTTCGACGCTGACGCCTCGGTGTTCTTCGACCTCAACGCCAAGCGGCAGGACAAGTCGGACGCCAGGCACTGCTTCGTGCTGACGTCCATGACCCGTTCTTCCTACATGCGGGAGTGGAACGACGACCCGGCGACGTGGCCGAAAATCGTCCATCAGAGCGAGTTCGACTGGCAGACGCCCGACGTGGTGTACATCGCCGAGTTCTACCGGGTCGAGAACGTGCGCGAGACGCTGCACATCTTCGAGGCCATCGACGGCACCGAGGAGAAGTACCTCGAAAGCGAACTGGACGACGAGACTCGTGCGACGCTGGAGGCCGTGGGCACCATCGAGGTAAGGCAGCGCAAGATCACGCGCAAGCGGGTCCACAAGTACATCATGTCCGGTGGCCGGGTGCTGGAGGACGTGGGTTTCCTGGCTGGGAAGTACATCCCCATCGTGCCGTTCTACGGCAAGCGGTGGTTCATCGACAACGTGGAGCGGTGTTCAGGTCACGTCCGCACGGCGAAGGATGCCCAGCGGCTGAAGAATATGCAGCTCTCCAAGCTCGCAGAGATCAGCGCGCTGTCGAGCATCGAGAAGCCGATCATGACCCCGGAGCAGGTGGCGGGGCACCAGGTGATGTGGTCTGAGGACAACATCAAGAACTACCCGTATCTGCTGATCAACCCCGTCACGGGGCCGGACGGGAACACGCAGGTCGGTGGGCCGGTGGCCTACACGAAGTCGGCATCGGTGCCCCCGGCGCTGGCGGGCCTGCTACAGATCACTGAGCAGGACATCCGTGACCTGCTGGGTAACCAGGAGCAGGGCGACAAGATCGTCAGCAACATCTCGGGCAAGGCGCTGGAGACCGTCCAGCAGCGGCTCGATATGCAGAGTTACATCTACCTGTCGAACATGGCGAAGGCCATTCGGCGGTGCGGTGAAATCTGGCTGTCGATGGCGAAGGAGCTCTACATCGAGCCCAAGCGTAAGATGAAGGGCCTGGGCCTGCAGAACACCGTCGAGAGCATCGAACTCATGAAGCCGATGATCGACGAGCAGGGCGAGTTGCGCTACGAAGGCGACCTGAGCACTGCAGACTTTGACGTCAGCGTGGATGTTGGCCCGTCGTTCCGTTCGCAGCGCGAAGCCATCGTCCAGTCGCTCACGAACCTCGCCGCGGTGACGCAAGACCCGCAGACGCAGGCCGTGCTCCAAGCCATGATCATCATGAACATGGAAGGCGAGGGTCTGTCCGACGCGCGGGAGTTCTTCCGCAAGAAGCTCGTAGACATGGGTGTCGTCAAGCCGACTGATGAGGACATCAAGGCGGCCGAGGCGGCAGCGGCCAACGCGCAGCCTGATCCGAACGCTGTCTTCGTCCAAGCTGCTGCCGAGAAGGCGATGGCCGAGGCCGAGAAGGCCCGCGCCGATGCTGCCAAAACGGTCGCCGAAACCGAATTGACTCGGGTGAAAACGATGGAGACCATCGAACGCCTGCAACTCGACGCCGATCAACAAGTGATTGATGTTGTGCAGAACCGACAATCTGTGCAACAATGATTTGACGTGGCTTCCGTCCGGCCCCTAACGGATGAGATGAGGAACACATGACTGACAAGGCAGACAAGGACGACACCGACCACGAAGACGTAGCGGTTCTGGACGAGCCCGAGGCAATCAACGACGAGAACTCCTCCGTCGAAGATCAACCGACGAGCGAATCCGAGCAGCAAGAGTCTGACGAGGTTGTTGTCTCCATCGGGGAGGAAGCGCCGCCTCCCGAAGAGAGCACTCCTGCGCCGGAATGGGTGCGCGAGTTGCGCAAGTCTCACCGCGAGGCTCAGAGGAAGATTCGAGAGTACGAGACCAAGCTGCAGGCCATGCAGGGCGCCGAGAACAAGCCGGCACCCTTGAGCGCCAAGCCGAAGCTCGAAGACTTCGACTACGACTCCGAGCGGTACGAGAAGGCACTGGAGCAGTGGTACGACCACAAGCGCCAAGTGTCTGAAGCAGAAGCCAAGGCCCGAGCCGCCGAAGAGGAACAGGCGAAGGCGTGGCAGTCCAAGCTGGATGCCTACGGGAAGGCGAAAGCCGACCTGAAGGTCAAGGACTACGACGATGCCGAAGAAGTTGCGCAGCAAGTCTTCAGCACGGTCCAGCAAGGCGTGATTCTGCAAGGTGCCGAAAACCCCGCGTTGCTGATTTACGCACTCGGCAAGAACCCGAAGAAGGCGAAGGAACTGGCGTCTCTGAGTGACCCGGTGAAATTCGCGTTTGCGGTTGCGAAACTGGAAAAGGAACTGAAAGTGACGCCACGCAAACCAACCCCCGCACCCGAACGAGTCGTCAATGGTGATGGCCCGAAGTCGGGTACGGTAGACTCTCAACTGGAACGGTTGCGCGCCGAGGCCGAGAAGACCGGAAACTATTCCAAGGTCTTCGCGTACAAGCAGCAACTGAAGCGTTCACCCCGATAGGAGCTTTTCATGTCCAACTCTTTCGTCAAGGAAGAACGAGTCGCCTTCGAGAACATG